ATCCTTTCTTTTGCTTAGTAAAGCCGCCTGAACATCATCGCAAACTCGATTGACGTAACCAGTTGCTCCGTTATGCTCTGGAACTTTAACATAGAGCATTCCTGGAAGCCACTCAAAAGACGAGAACTTGACGACTTCTGCGCCTAGTTGGTCTAGCCTGTTTAGATCTGTGCCGGTCATCCCTCACCTCTGTCGAAACTTGTGGCTCTACTGGCATTCCTCTTTTCGCGGCAAGGCTCACAAAGAGTCCTAATCCAGCCTTCGTTGGTCTGCTTACCAGGGTTTCCGCAGGTTTCACAAGTCATTTGGCTCAGATAACCAACAGTCGAGATCACACCGGAAGCAAATTCGTTTCCACCTGTGTAGTAAATGCGAAGACCGCCAAACTTCTCTTTGACTTGGGTAAATTGAACTGGCGGGCATTTGTTGTATTTGATCTCATGAGAGATAATAGCGCAGGCTGAATCGATGAGGTTATACCACCCATCTCCGCATTCAAGCCCCCAGCACATGCAGGTTTGGGACATAGGAAGGTCTTTCTCACGAAAGAGGTCAGGGTACTTTTCGTAAAGTTTATCTTGAAGTTCCGGGTTCATTTTGTTTCTCCATTTGTTCGATTTGCCGGTCCAAATACCAGCGTGCTTTCTTTAGATCTTCTAACACTCTGTTATGCTTCTTACCAGCCCTTGAAATGTATTTGACAACATTCCCAAGATGGAAACCCAACTCCCAGGCTTCGATGACCTTTATCGCTTCATAAACGTTATTAACGCCGCCATAATGCGGTGGATGTTCTACAATGTCAGCCATTATTCTACCCAAGAAGCGATAATGTGGCTTTCAAGAATAAAACAATATTCTCCACCACGAATCTCTACCTTCTCTAGAAGATGGGTAGGAAAGACAACCTTGGTTCCAAACTCAAATTGTCTTACACAATCGTCTGCGGCTCTGACAACCAAAGCAATTGTGTGTTCTCGCAAAACCTCTTTCGAGGTCTTGAAGTCTTCGGGCAGAAGAATAAGCGATGGTTGCTCTTCTAACCCAGGTAAATTCTGTTCAAGATCCACATAAATTCGCTTATTCTGTGGTTCGATAAAAGACATCAATACTCCATAAATTTGTTTGTTTCGATAGTGCGCTCATACAACCGGTACTTCTCGATAGTTAGAAGTTGATCGTGCGTCTTCTTACAACGCTTGCAAATGAAACGCACGAAGACCTCGCCTCCGTGCTTTGTTTCAATTTCATTTGTTGAAAGCCAGTTGTGCTTCTTTAGGCCGGTGGGAGAAGCGGGACAATTTTCATTTTGATTCTCCCCGGCGATTATATGGTTCAAATTCATAACGCCCTCCTTCACCTACATAATAGCGCAGGAAAGAGAGGGCGTCAAGAGGAAACCAGAAATTTATCAGACCTTGGCTCTTTGTTGTAGTAGATAGAGGAAGGTTTCGATTTCGTTTGCTTGTGCGGCAAGCACATCGTTTAGACCAAGTGGAAGTTCACCGGCTTCTTCAAGTTTATTGTAAACTTCAGAAAGCAGTTCGTGGTGATCTTTCAAAAGTGCTACTGCTTCTTCAACTATTTGATCTCCTGACTTGTCTGTTAAACAAGACATTTCACCTAGCAATTCTGCTGCTGCTTGGGTAATGTGGATAGGACAACCAAGTTCTTCCATTCCTGTGTTACCGATTGCCTTTTCGACTACATCATCAAAGTGGGTTTCAAGAGCGGGGTAAATCTCACCAAAAATCGTTGTGTGATCACCAGCGAAACCTACGCCTTTGGTAAGGTTGTGAGCGCCATGAAACCAAAGTTGTGAAGCACGAATGGAAGGAATTAGCATTGCAAGTGATTCAGCCAACAAGGAACTTTCTTGTTCTACTGGTTCTTGGACCATAGCGGCTTCTACTTCTTCTTTAATAATCTGACGTAGTTGTGATGCTGTAAGTTTCATTATTTATTTCCTTTTTGACCATGAGGGGAGGCTTTATTAAATTCTGCGATTTTAAGAGCATCTCTTATTTTGTTTTTTCTTATTACCAACTCTTTCCTTTCCTCTTCGGGCGTTTCAGGATCATTTATTTGATCTTCAATTTGGTCTAATTCCAGATAAAGCGCAGTTGGTCTGTATAATGCTAATCCGTTTATTACTATGGTTTCTTGATAATCTTGTGGCAATTCTTTAAAAGCCACTCCAATCCCAGCGCCGATTCCTACTGCGATCAATGGACCTTTAAGTTTATCCATAAGCCCTTCATCGACGGAACCCATTTCTTTTTCCAACTCTTCTTTAATGATTTGGCGAAGTTGTGCTGTTGTAATTCTCATTATTTACCCTCGGTCACAAATAAATAGTCCTTTCTATCTGCTTTTTAGATAGAAAGGACACATTTATCACTTGATCTCGCAGCCGCCTGCTCCGCCGTTGTTCTCTGCAACCTTCTTACACATTTCAATAAAGTAATCTTGTGAGTAGGTTCTTTTCATAAAGTTTATGTGTTTATGAACCCATTGAACATTGTCGATTGTGTAGCCTTTCGAACTATCAATTCTATCGACTGAGGCATCATTATAATGGTGAGATCCGCTTATCGTTAAAGGCAAGCCAGATAAAGCACATTTTCTATCTTGTTTTAGAAATAAATCCCAGATCTGTTCAATAGTTAAATCAACAGGGACTCTTACTCTATCGTTTTGTTTTCTCTCTCGTAAAATGTGGCTATGAAACCAGTTTCCGCTTATTTCGCCGTAGCCTTTCCATTGTGAATGCTTTGCACCACTTTTAATGGCTTGACAACCACAACTTTTAACTGGTTTGGCTTTTATTGTGAGATGATCATTACTAAAAACTACTTCTTTTCCACAATCACATAAGCAGTTCCAAGTAGCACTACCTTGTCTATTGGAACTTGCTCTTCCTATAACCGTCAAATGACAGAACTTCTTACCTGTCAAATCTATTAATCTTGAACCCATTTCACAACCTCCTCCTACACTAAACTAAATAGTTTGCGAAATAAGAAAAGGTTGTGAAATGTAGGTTTTTATCAAGTTATAGTGCAGCCGCCTGCTCCACAAGCAACCTCGCCTGTGAGGTCGGTGTTATCATCGACTTCGTGGACGTAGTTGAGATCAATCGACTTCAAAGCCTCAAACAATCTGTTGTAGGTTTCTTCGTCGCAATCCTCAAATGGGGCTTGCTTGTAGGTGTGTTCGAAGGCAGGAAGAACTGAAAGTCCATTATAGAATGATCTGTTCTGCCACATCCATTCTCCGACAACATCCCATTCATATTGCTTAATCGAGACAGTAGCAGAAACGTTGTGAGTGTTCTGGCCCTTACGGTGTCCCGACTTAATCCAGGTTTGGCTTACCTTCTTAACTCTTGCGAGTAGATCGAGGGCGCTTTCTTGTCTGGTGATAGAGCCTTCTGGTGCCTTTTGGGGAACAGAAATAACGGCTGTGTCGTGAGGACGGAAGAATTCATCTTCGATTAGTTCTGGATGGTTCTCTACTAGGTAAGAATAAATTGCTTCGTTCTTACCAACGCGAATGCGACGTAGGTAGGTGTCATTGTGCCAAGCGTGGATGCCAGAAGAAGTGCCAAGAACAAGTGAAGTTGTGCCAGAAGGCTTGACGCAGGTTGTTCTTGCTGCTGGGTTGATGCCAAGAAGAGCCGCAACTCGGGCATTTTCTTCCTTAACAACGCTTGCTGCCTTTTCCATATCGAGAGCAAGGACACGACCAGATGCGATTCCAGTCATTCCCACGCCGATTAGAGCGTCCTTCTCAGTCGTCCTCTGCCAGATGGGGCGTAGGTAGTGGAAGTCGGTGTAGGACGCCTGTAGGGTGCCAACAAACGCGGCTGCGCGGACACGGGCCTCGTACTCTTCCTGGGTTTCAACGTCGCTGACATTGACCTCGGTAAGATTGCAGAACTGGTAGGGGCGAAGAGCAATTTCACAGCAAGGGTTGGTGCCCCAATCCTTATCGTTGTTGAAATAAATTCCAGGCTCACCAGAACCGCTCTCACGAATTCTAGTCCAAAGGTCCATAAAGTATTCCTTATCGATCTTGTGGCGAAGAAGAACAGCAGAGTTGTTAGCACGACCGCGTTGTGGGTTTGTCTCCCACCAGTTCCCCGACTTGCAAGCAATCATTTCATCGTCATCAGCAGAGAACAAAGAAATAAGAGCAGCACGACGAATGCCACCAGCAAGCACGGCATCAGCGATGTGACACATAATGTCGTGGCTTTCGATTGGAGTTAGTTTCTCACCATCTTTCTTGGCATTCAACATTCCATCAATCTTGACCAGACACTCAACTAGTGGCTGTGGACCTGGAGCCTTACCACCTGACGTAACCAGACGAGCGCCCTTTGGGCGAATGTCGGAGAAGTCAAAACGAATGCGGCTTGTTCCACGGAAATAAGATTGGATCAAGATGCGAACAGCATCAGCCCAGCCTTCAATGCTATCTCCAACAAGGAAACGCTTCTC